TGGATTTTTTTATTGATTCAAATAGTTATGGTGGATTTACAACTAATATAGAAAATATTAATTTAAATAAACCCGTAATAGTTTCTAATAAAGGTAACACAACCTCATTAAAGATGGCTAGATATATATCTAGAAAATATAATCAAAGTCAATATATTGGGGATATTTATGAAAAATCTTCAGAATTAATAAAAAAAATATTATGATTTTTATATATTCAATGTGTGTGTTACAGTATAGAATTTCAACAACTCGTATATTAAATATCTAAAAAATTTTTTTTGAATTACAAACAATTTCCCCACCCAAATATGTAATAAAATATGTAACTAATAATCATATAAATTGCGAAAATATTGATGGCATGAACCCACCCTTTTATATATGGGTGTTTATCTTTGTGAAAATAAGGTAATTTTTTTAAATGTTGGTCTATTATATCGTTAAATACCAAAATAATAGCAAATGTAATCGCCGTGAATAAAGAATTAAAAATAAAATGTGTTCTGTGATGTTTTATATTAAAATTAAATAAAGCCATATATAATTTTAAAAGAAAAAATTTTAATTACGTTCAATTTCGGTACTTGTTACAGAAGTAACTTAAATTCTACCACCAACACCAAACTTCGAACTTTTTTGCATCAAAGGTACCCCTTACTCGATATCAACTACCTCCACTTTGGTGCTTGTTACAGCAGTTATTTTACCAACAACATCACTACCGTTGTTGTTCGAACTAAAGGGGTTTAATTTACCAATACTAAAAGTATTACCAATTGTATATCCACTTCCACCATTTATGATAGAATATCTAATACCACTTATATCATCACCAACAATACTATTAACTTGGTCATTAAAGTTTGCTATATGAAAAACTAAACCAGAACCAGTACAATTCATAGAGGAGTCGTATTCGATATCACCTGTCTTTTCTGCCATTGTCTTTGATATTAAAGCGTTTGACGCATCAGATACATAAATTGTATTTTTGGAAATATCACCTGAATATGCAAAATCACCTATATGTTCAAATTTCAATCCGGTTACAATTCCTTCGGTCGTCGTTGCTTTATTTCCACCTAAAGCGACTTTTATATTTCCAGAATTTTTTTCAATACCTTTCCATAAGGCGGAATACATGTAATAATACATTTTATATAATAATAATATTATTTATTTACTATAAAATTGAATATACAAAGAAATAAAATTTATTATAATAGTAAGATGACTTGGACTAATCCACAAAAAATGCCGATTGCTTACCGCGGAATATGATAATAACAATATGTAGGAATTGTTCTGTAAGATGTACCGCAAAAGCACTCGATATAACAAATAACGTGTGTCATAAAAATATTAAAATCGAAAAATGTATAGTCAATTCAAAAATGACGCGTACCATATTAATGATAACCAAACCTTACAGGCAAGTTAGGAGGCTTTTTTCCAGGAACACCAAAATAAGTTTGTTGAGACACAATTTTTTTCTTGTTATCAACATTTTTAGATTCAAACATTTTATACATACAAAATCCAAATAATAATAACACAATAATAATAATAAACATTTTATTATTATGTTAGAAATTAAATAATTATAACACTTGGCGATTCTTCATCAACTACGTCACCATAAGTTGAAATAATAATATTTTGCATTTCTCCAAAATCGATAACAGATGAACTTGACATTTTATGATCTATCATATCCCTTAATTCTTCCATATATAACCCATTAATTTTTTCATTGTATTTTATTCCGTGTCGGACGTATAAGTTAAACACATCATTTAATTGTTTAAGGTTTTCTTCGTCCATACTTGATTTATTTATCATTACTGTTTTTTTTAGTTGTGTGTATAATCTATTATTTTGAATTGTTTGCCAACATCTTTCTTTTTCCATTACCTGTATTTGAGATCTAAGTTTATCTAGTTTAACAGAGACTCTTTTGTGTTTAATACTGTCAATTTTTTGATTTAATATGCTTAATTTACTTTGTTTTTCTTTAAAATAATTTGTAAAAATTTCCTTTTCTACTTGATTTTTTAAATGAATACCATAATCGTCTGCCATTTCTAAATTACCCCAATCTTGTATGTGCTCTATATTTTTTTTAGAACAACATCTAAAAATAAATGGGACTTTATCATCTGTAATTTTTTCATTTACAAATTCTTTTATGTGATTTTTTACAGATTTAAAGGTAAGAACTACAAAATAAACAAAGAAATACCCACAAAGTAAGCCATTACACAACAACAACATTACAATTAAAACATCTTCAAATAACCCTAAATTATATCCAGAATCCACAGTTCCAAAAAACAACCCAGTACTTAATGTCATAACTAATGATAATAAACTTATGCTTTCTAGTTTGTTACAAATCATACCATAACTTGTAATAGTGTCGTATGGTCGCAAAAAGACATGGAGAAAAAATGAAATTTGTATCAATAAACTAGCACCAATAATTTGATATCTTGGATGATTTCTTAAAAATACAGATAATAAAATTAACCCTGCCTTTTTCCCCATAATAATGAATTCATAATACCATCTTTTTTCTCTGTAACCTAAAAATAAGAAAGATAAAGGTGTTGACCCGTCATATCTATTTTGCATATCAAAAAGACGAAATCTATAGTTATAAAGTAGTCTAAAACCCATTAAAGGGATACCAACACCATACAGTATTAATCCAAGATAACCAACAATTAAATAGTTAAGATGTTTATTGTCATAACAAATAACCGATACATCTTTAACTAGATAATAATTCTCTCCTATTTTTTGACAGTTCATTATTTCAAGAGTTTTTTCAACAATAGTGGGCCAACTTAAAAATGTACCGACAACAACAGCTGTTTTCTCCCAAGCTATGAAAAAATTCAAACACGTGGGAGATTTTTCTATATACAAAGCTTTTTCTGGTGTAGAAAGCCTACGCAACTTTCTTTTCTTTTTTTTACAATAACACAGTGAAACTATAAAAATGATAATAGTTGATATGATAATATAAACCAACGGTAATGCTAAATAGACTACAAATTTATCATAAAAATCCCATTGGAAAACACAATCTGAAGAATAAAAACTAACCCTGGGAGATGAAAATTCCTTTGCTCTTTCGAATAGATATTTAATAAGTGTTGGCCAATTAATTTGAAAGGAACTTGCGAGTGAAAAAACTTGCGCGTAATTCATAAAAATTTTAACTACACCATTAACTTCTTCCTTTTTATTGTTTGAAGGGTTTGCAGTTTTAATCAAAAATATTATAATGAAAATACAAACAACAGGTATTAAAATGGTTAAACTTAGTGTTCGTGTAATATTTTCAGGGCATTTTAAACAAACACCGTCGTCTTTCGACCAGCCTTTTTTACATACATCACATATAGGTCCCTTGTGTCCTTCGTGACATAAATCGTCCGTGGAATTTACGATAGTTCCACCTTTACACGCAAATCTATTTTTACATTTATATGTATTTAATGTATCTTCATTTTCTCTCCAATAATTAGAGTTGATAGATATATTCTTAATAAACGATCCCTTCTCACAAGTAAATTTATCAGGACATACCAAACACCCGTCAATATTATTATATGTTCCTTTAATACACGAACATCTTGTTTTTTCAATATTTTCTTCTGAATTATCAGGACAATCGTTGCAAGCTAAGCTTGATTTTTCCCTTGATATTTTGCCTTCGTCGCATAATTTACATTCTGTTGCTCCCATTAATTCAGAATATTTACCAGGCGGACAAACATCACATTTAAAGGAACCTTCAGTAGAAATACTACCGGTGGAACAAGGTTTACATTCATTTATATTAGAAGAACCTATATTATTATTATATTGACCGGCATTACAATTTATACAACTTGATTTATCAAGTGCTCCCAGTTTATCACCGTATTTTCCTTTATCACAATTAACACATTGAGTGTAATCAATAAGACCTTCTTTATTGCTATATTTTCCTGAAGGACAATCAATACAACTTTCTAATAAATAACCACCTTCGTTGTCTATAAATTTTCCTGCCGGACAATATTCACAAAATACAGGTAAATCATCTATTAATATACTATATTTACCCTTTTCACAAAGAAAACACATATGCGATCCTGTATCCGAGTATTGTCCGGTAGGGCATTTTTCACAATTAATACCCATATCAATTGTTCTAAATTTACCAGAAATACATGACAAGCAACTTGCTATAGAAGTAGAGCCAAATTCTAAATTATATTTACCACCCAGACATATATGACAATCTCCGATGTTTGTTATTCCAGAAATATTAGAATATTTACCAGGGTCACAGTCTATACAATTTTCAAGGGTATGTTGTTGTGGTATATTTCCAAATTTACCCAAAGGACAATCTAAACAATTAACTTTGTATTGATTTGATACCTTTCCTTCAGGACATATTTTACACTGTTCTTGAGAAGATGTTGACACCGTTCCATCGCGACATTCTTCGCAAGTATATAAATTTTTTCTATATTTACCTTGTTCACAGGATACACAAGACGTATTTGAAGTTATACCTTCAACAATCCCAATATGTCCACTATTACATTCTTTACATTGATTTTCATAAATTAACCCAGTAATATCACCATATTTTCCTATGGGGCACGAACTGCATTCTTTTTCTGATGTTAAACCAATAGTAAAACTATATGTTCCTTTCGGACAATCTATACACGTTTTTTTTTCTCTAGACCATTTACCTGAGGGACAAAAAGTACATAACTGACTGCCACTATTGCTTATTTTACCAGAAGTACATTCTATACAATTTTCTTGAGAATTAGATCCCAAAGTAATAGAATATGTGCCATTTTTACAGGATTCGCATAACGATGAACCTTCCTGACTTGTAAAATATCCGTTTGGACAGTTTATACAATTAATTGTTGTATCTCCATTTGTAAATTTACCAGGAAAGCATTTTATACAATTAACGCTTTCGATTGTATTTGTAGCATACCCAGGATGACAATCTTTACAAGCACCACCTATTTTATTTGAAAATTTGCCTACAGGACAAGGAGAACATTTTGTATTATAAATACCTCTTCCCAGAGCACAACCATTTAAATTAATAAAGGCTATTTTTTTCTTATATGAAAAATGACTAGAACTAACAACTAAAATACCCTTATCCAATATAATTTCTGTAATATTCATATTAGTATGCCATTGATAATATGTATGTCCGTTGTTTCCCATAATATCTTTAAAAATTAATTGAGAATCCGTATTAATATGCATATCTTTTTGATTAATACTTACAATACCGTTATTTCCATATCTAGAAGATATGGGTGCATATAAAAACCCAGTTTGAGGATCAATATTTATGTTCGTTATTACACCCCATTCTGTTGGAAATTTTAAAAAATCTACATTACATCCTTCGCTTATTTTTAATTTATTAAAATTCAAATCATATTGATATATTTCACTTGATAATGATCCTGTAACAACATATATTTTTTGAGAGAAACTATCAAATTTTACATCACTAATATAATTAATTCCATCGAGGGTAATTATTCTGCTATTATTACCATTAAGGGGTTTGCTATAATTTACTATCATTATTTTAGAATCACTATATAGCGTATCTTCTATGAAATATAATTGAGTAGAATGTCTATCAATAAAACTATATTTAATTTCTTTAATGTTTGTATCATAGTAATATTCTTGTCCTCCCATCGATTTCATTTCCTCATCGTATTGTATATAATTTTTTTGAAAGTGGTCCTGTAAAGTAACGTGTGTTGAATTCATATTTAATTTCCAAATACCTGTGTATGCTGTGCCAAATGCTAACCATAAATCATTGTCTATTAATTGTGAAGTTGTAGGTATATTTATGTATTTATAATTACTCCAATCATATTTTGAAAATGTTGGAACGTTTTGTATATTTTTAAGTATAGTTCTATCTATAAAAGTAAAATCAGTTAAATTAATTCTTACAATAGAACTGTCATAATTGTGATTGCTTTGACAGTTATGTATATTTGAAGCTAAATAGTATAAAATATTGTATTTTTTATGTATTCCACATTGAAAAACATTATCGCTACCTAGACCACCTGTAGCACCAGGATATGTTTCAGAATCTTCACCAATTAATAATTTATTTGTAAAGTTATTTTGTGAAAAATTATAATGCAAAATTTCAACAACTTTGTCTGTTTTACTACAATATTGTTGGTTATATGTATATTTTATAGGATTGGTAGATGAAACAAAATATATATTGTTTGCGTTATCATAAACACTACAACCAATTCCTTTATAAGGGTATGAATTTGATAACATTATACTATCTTTGGGAATATCTACCCAAGAAAAAGAAGTTTGGTTGTTGCCTAAATAATTCAACGAATGCGTGGTTGAAAACAGAAAAAATAACATTAAAAACCATAGCATATTATATTTAATTAATATATTTATTTGTTATAAAAAACTGAATATTTATAATAATTAAGAGAAAATGATTAAGAGAAAATGATTAAGAGAAAATGATTAAGTTTTTGAGCCTTTCAGGAAGACCAAAGATAATGGTAACGCCTGCCCTGTCGGATCTTGAGTTAATAGCGATGTTTATTCAAGAATCATTATAAATGGTGACCACGAATTATCGATTAAATGTATAAAGACTAATAACTATA